TATGAACTTTGAGCATAGATATACGAAATCTTATTGTCTTCTTTATCTTTAATTATTCCAATATTTTTCCAATCATCTGAAATATCAAAAGAATAATTTTTTTCTGAAAGAGCCTTTAAACCCGTTAAATCTTCATTGTTAAAATCTATCGTATATAATTCAATTGTTTTTTTTGAATAAATTTCGTAATTTTTATTGAAAAAAGAAAATAATTTTAAATCTTTATCATACTCTACTACTACTTTAAAAATCTCGTCTGCCGATTTACCAATTATTTTCTCAGGCAAGTTTTTAATTTCGTTATCATGTAAATTCTTTAAAGCAAATATGTATTGCTTTTTATAATCGTTCGCCCATTGATAGTGTCCGTCATTTGAAAACACCATCAAAAATTGTTCTTTTAATGAATCTTTATTTGACATCCTATCACCTCTCTCTTTACTATATAGACAGTCAAAAAATTTTTGTGTAAGCCTCAACTTCTTCATTTTTTCTGCGCCTTTTGCGGATCTGTTTATTAATCACCACGACCGCAAAGGCTTCTGTAATAGATGCTATACCGGCACTGAATAATTAGCCATTACACATTAACCATTATCAATTAAAATTTCAAATAGCTACTCCCCCTCCACCACCTTCACCTCATCCGCCGTCAACCCGTACAGCCCATATACAACAGTATTTATCTGCTTATCCAAAATATCAACCCGCTGTTGCAAGAATTTCTTATCAGAATCGGAGATTGCACTGTTCAGCTGTTCCTGTGCAGTAAGCATAGATTTTGCAAGCCGTGTAAGCATTTCGGTGTGTTCTGTATTCAATTCCGGTAGAGGGAAAGGTTCAAGATATTTTGTTTTAAATCGGAAATAACCGCCACGTAGTGAAGTACCTGTCTTTTGTAGAAAATACCATGTTACCTTTGAGTTCAATATTGCAAGATAAGCATAATATCTATCCTCATTGCTATCATTAAGAATTAAGCCATACGAAGTATCGTTGTAGTAATATTTACCTTCTGAATCAAAACACATTGAAGTTCCAAAGCAAATATCGGGTGTCAGTATTTTTTTACTGGACAATATATGCATATTTCTTGCATTCCATAAAGCGTACCATATCGGATACTTCATAGAGGCAGTTCCTCGTTTTGAAAGACGTGCTTTTATTGATTTGAAATATTTATAGCATTTTGGAAAATTCGTTTTCATTTCATTTTCTGTATAGAAAATAGTTTTCCCATTCGCACTATGATACGGATAAATCATATACTCCTTTTTATTTATAAAGCTATATCTATTAATAGTTTTACCCGTAAGAATAGGCATGCAAACACTTTTCTCGATTTGAATATATGTGTTAAAGCCATCAAATAGAATGCCTAATGCCGGAGAATAGACGGGATTTAGCGGGAAAAGGCGGGATTTAATGGGAAAAATATGAAAGAGGGATTTCATAGGGTGTAATTAAATGACCGGTATTTTCTTGAGTATATTCCGGTAAAAAGGCTACTTTTTTAATAATCGTTATCTGATATTCAATATAAAAAAATACTAGGCTCTTACATGACTGACAAGATAAGGAGCCTTACTATGCTGCATCTTCACATAATCCGGTATGTAGAATCCTATGATTTCAAAGCCGAACCGGATAAACCTGATAGCTTTTCAAATAACTGGAAAAATAATAGCCTCGACGATTTCATTCTGCTGAATGATGATACGGAGCTTTTCAAATGCAAATGTCAGAGCGTTGCAAATTATTGCTTCGGTGATATGCTGCCCGGAGATACCGTTTCTTACGGAGACAGCATTGCCGCCGGAGATTTTACCGTGCGCTGCTTCGTGCCTCCGCGGAAATTCCACGGACAAATCCACGCTATTACGCAGACGGTCGATATTGACGGGCAAAGAATAGATCATAACGCGATGCAGACTACGAAAGGCGGCTATCAGAGTGGCCGCTGGCTGATACATGATCGGTTCTCATTTTCAAAAGGAGCAGACACTACCTACGCATGGAGCGCAGGCTGCTTCATTCTCTCATCGAAAGACTTGGAACTTTTCAATCAAACACTAAAAGCGCACGGCGTACAAGCCGGAGACGAAATTGTAGGCACGTTATCCGTGCAAGGAAGCGTAATCTAGCGCGGCGAACCAAGCGGCTTTTAAAGTATATCGCTTACTTTTGAAGACCTTATGAAGCGATTGGAGATAAAGCCGCTTAAAATAAAAAAACATAACGGAGGTAGCATTGTGGAAAAACAAGCAGAAGCGAAAAAGGAAATCAGCATGAAAACCGTATCCAACATTATGGCGGGAGTCGGTATTTTACTGGTTATTGTATCATTTATCTTGAATGCGTGCGGCATTACGCATATTGCAATGACTGATGCACTGCTCGCCGGAGGCTTTTGCAAAGGGGTGTTTTTACCGGTTGATGCGTCGATCTGGATAAACAATATCTTCAAAGGAAAACCCGGCGATGTTCGCTAAGATTAAACAGGCAATCATTATTCTTTGGGCGATGCTCGCTTCGACGGCTGCCGTGATCGGGTTTATCCTGCTGAACCGCCGAGGCAAAGAAGATGAGCAAACAATAAAGGAGAAAGCGCATGCTGCAAAAGAACACACGAGACAAGAAATTGAACAAACGCCTGCGAGCGATCTTGCTGCTGCTTCCGCTTGTGCTGACACTTTACGCCGAGAAAAGCAATCCATCACCGACCGCTTCCGGCTCGAAGTTCGGCATCGACTTAACGAGAAACTACACGGGGCAGGAAGTTCAGGAACTCCTTGATATTGTCGTTGAAGAAGCGGAAAAGAGTATCACGGAATCGTATAACGCCGGTTATAAACAAGGAGTCCTTGAATATAAACCCGACGTTACGTATTGGAAAACACAAGCGGAAGGCTTTGAAACACTTTTGAAAGCGGAACGGCGCAAAAAGTGGCTATGGAGTTTAGGCGGGGTAAGTATCGGATTGGCGGGAGGAGTCGGCATCGGAATTGCGCTGCAATTAAGATAGCCTTGAATGGTGCATAAATGGAAATAGTCAAATTTATCCTTGCTTGTGTCGGCAGCTTCATAGCCACAACCGGATTTTTCGGCGGGCTTTGGGCAAATCATAAAAAGAAGGTTGAAGCAAAAATAGCCGGTGTGCAAAACTCTGCTGATGCAAAGATTAAAAAGCAGGAAGAGCGTATCGAAAAACTTGAGGATGTCGTGGCAGAGCTTCAAAAGACCGTAAGCGATGGCCTTGGTCAGCGGTTAAGTAATATCGAAGGGGAGATGAAAGGCATGAACAATATCTTAAAGCAGATTCAAGGCTGGTTCATCAATAACACACCGCGGAGATAGCCGACACAAACGGTGCTCAGAAAGGAGATTTAAGGAAGATGGACAATATATTTTTACCGAACCAACGCAGTATCATCTTGCAGGGACTTGAAAAAGACGCAAGCAGGACGCTTTCAAATGAGATGCTCCAGCGGCTTTTAAAAACATACGGACATACAGTGAGCCTTGCTGATGTGAATACGCTTATCAACTGGCTTGAAGTGCGCGGCTTTGTTATGGCAGAGCGGCTTTCTGACAAAGGCCTTGTATTAGCACACCTTACCCGCGCAGGGCTGGATGTCGCACTTGGCTATTGCCGAGTAGAGGGCATTGAGCCGCCTTTCATGGATTAAGGATTTTACGAGAGGGTAAAAATGGGACAGAAAAGTGCCGTTGATAAACTGCCTGAACCGTTACGCAAGCGCCTGATCGAGCTACTCAACCGGCCGGATGTAACGCAGCTTGAAATAGTAGACGCCATCAATGCGGAAGCAGGAGAGCCGCTGATCTCAAAAAGCTCCTTAAACCGCTATGCACTTAGAATGAAAAAATTTGCCGAAAAGAACCGGCAAGCCCGCGAGGTTGCGGAAGCCTACTTGGAAAAGTACGGCAGCGACACGCGGAACAAGCTGGGTAAAGTAGTAAATGAGCAGATACGGCTTGTCGCTTTTGACCTTATCTGTGAACTGGAAGAATTAAAGGAAAGCAAGGCTGTCGATCCGAAGCTCATGACCGAAGTGATTTTTAAAGTCTCTCGCGGATTGAAGGAATTGGAACACGCTGAAAAGCTCAATGCCGAGCGGGAAGATGCCATCAAAGAGCTCATCCTCAAAGAGACGGCAGCAAAGGTTGAAGCGGTTGGGAAGAAAAAAGGCGTGAGTAAAGAGGCAATGGAAACCATTCTTGCCGAAGTGTTTAGGATACAAGCATGACCATCTCGGAAGCATTAAGCAAAAACATCTTGCTTGACTACCAAAGCCGCTGGCTTAAAGACACATCAAAGGTAAAGGTCTGGGAAAAAAGCCGCCGTATTGGGGCTTCGTATGTAGAAGCGCTCTATGCGGTATTACTGGCAGCGCTTTCACGCACTGACGGCGGGATGAACTGCTACTATCTTTCGTATGCAAAAGAGATGACGCAGCAGTTTGTCAATGATGCCGCATTTTGGGCAAAGCTTTTAAACATCGCCTGCTCCAATATGGAAGAGACGGTGATCAAAGATGAAGATAAAGACATTACCGTTTACAAAATCCGCTTTGATTCAGGGTTTGAGATTTGGGGTCTGCCGTCCGTGCCGCGCTCGCTTCGCTCAAAACAGGGACATGTCGTTATTGATGAGGCGGCATTCTGCGATGATTTATCGGAACTGTTAAAAGCAGCGTTAGCCCTTTTGATGTGGGGCGGCTCGGTTGCTATTTTAAGCACCCATGACGGGGAAGATAATCCGTTTAATGATTTAGTCAAAGAGATTCACGACGGCAAAAAAGAGTACTCCCTGCACCGCACCACGATTGATGATGCCTTGAGCGACGGCTTATACAAGCGCATTTGTGAAGTCAAAGGAGAGGTATGGAGTGCGGAAAAAGAAGCGGCGTGGCTTGCTTCGCTCATTAAAGATTACGGCGATGGCGCGGATGAAGAATTATATTGTGTGCCGCGTGCAAACGGGACGCAGTATTTCCCGCGTTCCCTCATTGATAGCATCAAAAAAGATGCGCCGGTGTTTCGGTTTACCGAAAGCGACACCTTCACATTTGAAAGCGAGTGGAAGCGGGAGCGTACCATTCAAAAATGGTTTAAAGAGATAAAGCCGGTTTTGCAAGGAACGCGCAATCCGGTTGTTATCGGCGAAGACTTTGCCCGCTCCGGAGACTTAACCGTTATCTGGCTTGATGAAATACTGAAAGAAGGTGTTTCCCAAACGCTCTGCGTAATTGAATTACGCAATATTCCGTTTGCCCAACAATGGCAACTGATACAGCTTGTCGGGAATACATTGAGTAATTTGGAAGGTGCAGCCTTTGACTCACGGGGGAACGGACAAATGATTGCCGAACTTGCCGCGCAGGAATGGCCGGGGTATGTGTATCAAGTGATGCTTTCACGCAAATGGTACGCCGAGTATTTTCCCAAATTAAAAAGCGCGTTTGAAGAAAAAACGGCAAGCGTGCCTGATGATCTTTTTATCCGTGATGATTTTACGGTGGTAAAAGTCGTGCAGGGCGTTCCGCTTGTTACGGATCGCACCGGATCCAGCAGGGTACGACGGCACGGCGATGCATGTATCGCAAAAGTAATGGCTCACTATGCAGAACTGCAAAGCTATGAAGCAGGGTATCAGCCCTACGCGTATGAGCCGGTTAAAACAAGAACGACATTTGGACTAAAAGGAGTTAATCCATGGGATGGCTGGGACGATTAACCGGCAAAGCCGGAAGCACTACAGAACGCAAAAACACGCACGGCTTAACCGAACAGCGGGCAACGCCGGTTGCCAACTCTAACCGCGACTTATGGTCGGGCGGTTTAGTTGCCGGGCTTACCCCGGAGAAGCTGGCATCTCTTTTAGATACGGTGCGCCGCGGAGACGTTCCGGCGGAGTATTTGGAGATTGCCGGAGAATTGGAAGAGCGCGATGCGCATTACCGCTCAGTGCTTTCAACCCGCAAACACGCCGTTGAAGGACTGGAACTGTATGTGCAAGCAGGAAGCGATGATAAAGAAAGCCTTGCAATCGCCGATGCCGTCAGTGAAGATATTGCGCAGCACGCCGATTGTATGGATTTAATTAAAAATACGCTTGATGCTTTAGGCAAAGGCTTTAGCGTCAATGAAATTATCTGGGAGTCTTCCGGGTCGCGGTGGAAACCGCAAACCTTTTATTTCCGTGATCCCCGCTGGTTCGCGTACGATAAAGAAACGGGCGTATTATCACTCCGCGATGCGTACGGTATGGAGCTGCACCCGCTTGAACCGTATAAGTTTATCGTGCATGAGCCAAACCTGTTAAGCGGCAAGCAGATTACCTCCGGCTTGAGCTTTACCGCGCTCTTTTATTGGCTGATAAAAACGTATGACGTAAGTAGTTGGGCAGCATTCGCCGATCGATTCGGCTATCCGGTGAGAATCGGCAAATACGGACGCAAGGCAACAAAAGAAGATATTGCAACCTTAAAGCGTGCCGTTGCAGCAATCGGCGCAGATGTCGGAGCGGTGATCCCCGATTCAATGCTTATCGATATTATCGAAAGTAAAACAACGGCGAGCAATGCAACCGTTTATCAAGACATTGCCGAGTGGGTTGATAAGCAGCTTTCAAAGCTGGTGCTCGGACAGACGGCAAGCGCCGAAGGCACTCCGGGCAAGCTCGGAGACAGCCAAGACCAGCAGACGGTTAGACAGGATATTTTAAAAGCAGATGTGCGCCAGCTTGAGCAAACCTTAAACCGCGACCTTGTTATCCCGTATGTCAATTTTAATTTCGGCGAACAGGAACGCTATCCGAAACTTCGCATCAAATACGTCGAACCGAAAAACGTACAGCTCATTGTCGATTCCGTTACCAAACTCGTGCCGCTGGGGTTAAAAGTAAAGGCGCAGGAAATGCATACGCTGTTAGGGCTTTCTGCTCCGGAAAAAGATGATGAAATACTCACTGCGCCGAATCCGTATCAAACGGAACTGAATACGCACGGGGCGCTCTCCGGCTCCATTGCACTCAATGCAAGTGATGTTTCTTCCTACGCAAGCGATGATGATGAACTGCCGGAAGAAAACGAGCAAGACTTTATCGCTATTACCGACGATATTGCAGCAGTACTGGAACAAGCAGCGGATAAAGCGACCGATTTTACGAGCTTTGAAGCGGAACTTGAAAAGCTGGTAACCGGTTGGAGCCCTGAAAAAATAGCCCGCACAATGGCAATCGCATTTTTTAAGGCACGCGCCGAAGGTGATGCCAATTTTGATAAGGAAGATGAATAAATGCCTGAGTCTCTTATCCCCGAAGATGCGCTCAACTATATCAAAGATAAAAATTTAAAAGTCGGTTTTTCGTATAAGGATGTCTGGAACGAAGAACACGCTACCGCTTTTACCGTTGCAAAGGCGATGCAGCTTGATGTATTAAGCGATATTAAAAAGGCGGTGGAAAAAGCACTTGAAGAAGGGCACAGCTTTGAACACTTTAAAAAGAATTTAAAGCCGACACTGCAACAGAAGGGCTGGTGGGGTAAAAAGAAGATGACCGATCCGCTTACCGGAGCAGAAATTGATGCACAGCTCGGAAGCGACCGGCGGCTTAAAACAATCTATAACGTCAATTTACGCAGCGCTTTTCAGAAGGCTCAATATGATCGCACGATGGCAAGCGATTTGCATCCCTATCTTATGTACCGTGTCGGTAATGCCCAAAAACACCGTGAACAGCATCTTGTATGGGACGGTCTTATTTTGCCGAAGGATGATCCGTTCTGGGATAATCATTTACCGCCAAACGGGTACGGTTGTAAGTGTTACACACGGGCAGTCTCAGAGCCGAGAAAAGAGCGCTATGAGCGGGACGGTATAAAAATACCACCGAAAGCCGACGGCTCAGGAGGTGGAATCCTTCGGGTAAAAACCGAAGTCCCTCCAGAAGAATACCGTACATATTTTAATGAGCGTAAAGGAACTATTGAACGTATTCCCAAAGGTATTACGCCGGGCTTTAACTGGAATCAAGGGAAGATGAATAGAAATACTGCCGTTTTAGCGGAGTGTATAAAAAAAGCACATGATAAAATACCCGAACAGTTTAGTGCCGTTGTACAAACACTGATGACAAACAGTGCGGCAAAGGCTGCACATATTGATTTTATTGATAATGCCGTATCACGTACCCTTGATAAAAAGTATATGACGCCGGTCGGCTTCTTGGATCAAAAAACACAAGCTGCGCTCGCAAAAGAGAATATCCATATTGGTAATCAAAATCTTATCTTCTTGGAGGCGGGATTAGTGCAGAGCGCTAAATACTCTAAGCGGCACGCAGAAACCGGCAATGCTCCCGATGTTTTCGATTGGTATAACATCATGGATTATCTTATTGATGCATCAATCTATTATGACGGTGAAAAACTTATTTTCTTAAAGAAAAAAACTGAAAGTAAATATATGAAAATCGCCGTCGATGTGAGTATGAGAAATAAGGGACATAAAGGCGTTTCTTTAATGTTGCCGAAAATCGATACGATGTATGAACTTGACCTTTCAACCGAACTTGATAGAGGCCGTAATGAATATCAGCGTATCATCGAAATGAAGAAAATACGATGAGCAAAGGCGGCCGGATTCGAACCGACTGCCCTCGCCTTACGCTTCCCTCGCTCCTATACAGGGGGTCTTCCTTTGCTCATCATACAAAAAGCATAACGTAATCGTCTCTAAAAGTCAAAGCATATTTTTTTAATCACTGTTACAACACCTCACCGCTCTTTTTTTGCTACAGTATAGTCATCCTCGTCCGGTATGACAGTACCCGCTCATATTGGAAAACTCCTTACAAAGGAAAACGTCCCCGCCGGAGGACTCATATCCGGCATTTTTATCATTTAAAGGAGGAAGCATGAAAGGTTTTGGAAAAGCATTGATCAGTATTTTCTCATTAGTGCTTATTGCCCTGTGCGCATTGCTATTGCTTGTCATTGCTTTTGTTCCCTCTGCTGCTCTTGCAAAAGTCGGTGCAATCGTCTTGCCTTTGTGCATCATCGCAGGCGCTGTCATTGCGTTGTGGTGGCAGATAAGACATTTTGCAGCCTTTGTAAAAGCGCATACTGCTGCTACAGGGGTTTAGCTTTAAGCGGGACAGCTTACGAGCTGTCTCGCTTTTTTTATGTTTGTATATAATTAGGAGAATTGATATGAAGAAAATTGACTATGATAAGCTCATTTCATTATTGGAATCAGCTGGATATGATGTGCACATGATCGGCCAAGACCGGTATTTTATCGATAGGGATGACCGGCTCGGCATACAGATCAATGCAAGCCGACCGATCACGAAAGAAGAACAAGATTCGGTTAAGGATTTTCTCGCACAGAATAACGGAAACAACAATCCTTAAAAATCCGCTTTAAATTCTGCTTCGGGGAGTTCGCCCTTGTATTCCATGTTTATTTTTTCACGACACGAAGGGCATACAATTGAGCCAAACATAAAATCATTTTTATGCTCTTTTGATGTCGTGCGCATTTTGCATTTATCACATATTGCAAGAAATTCAGTTTTTCCGTTTAGCTTTATAGAATACTTGCTCATTTCCTCTCCTCTACTTTTCAGGCGGCTTACACACCTTACAAGCCGTATACCCTTTCGCCTGAGCATCTTTAACCGTAAGCTCTGTAAGGTGCTTTGACTTCTTCAACGTTTTACAGTCCTTACAGTGATACTTTTTCCCCGTATCCGTTATATACACCTTCTTACCGGTATCAGTTGCGCAAATACCGGCAACGGCAGCAAACAGTAATGCAAAAATAAGCGCTTTTCGTTTAGTCATGTTTTTTCTCTCTTTAATTTTTTTTCTATGCTATGAGTTCTATTCGCATATTATGAATATAACAGTATTCCCTGAAAATTTGGTTAAAGAATATTCAACCTTTCCTTTTTTTATTTTATATTCTGATTCTTGATTAACAAAGTCTGATACAAAAGCAGGAACACTCCCGTAATCACCTTCTGGATTAAATGTTTGTACAAGAGCATAAAGAATTGCAAGAATTTCAACCGCAGATTTTTCATCAGTATCCCCTATAGCTATAGTCATCCCCTTTATTTCTTTATTATCTGTTTTATTAACACTAAGCGACATAGCACAATATTCATTTACATGGATTTTTATTGAATCTAATTTTTCCCCTGTGCTAACAGTCCAATCAAAATCGTATCTTGCATTTAGTGCTTTTGCATTTTCTGTATAAGATTTGATAAAATCTGGTAAAGTTAAGACTTTTGAAGTATCAGTTTTAGTAACAACTTTTTCTTCATCGATTTGAACGGAGAATTTTTGTTCAATGTAAAATCCCAATGAGGAGAATTTATTTACTCCAGAACCTCTTAATAGTTCTCCTTTCTTTCCCAAAATTTTCTGCACACTTTCGGCTTGTGTAGATATAACGGGAACTACTACTGTTACATGGTAATTTCCTGCAGGATAGAGTTTCTCTCCTTTTCTGAATGGGCCAACCGTAAATGTATGTGCTTTTATTTTTTCTTTTACCTGACCTAGCAGGCTATCTGTATCTGTATATAGTGATACAAGAAAATCTGTACCATCTGGAAGATTACTATTTATAGTAAAATAGAAGCCATCAGACATACACTTACTTGATAGTTTAATTGGTTCAACCGTAAACTCTTTTTTAGCCGGTGTACATCCTTCTATCAATATTACAAACAACATACCTGCGATTAAGATTAGACTCGTCCGTTTCATTGATTGCATCCTTTTAAATCTTTGTTTTTCCATACTCTACGAGTACGGTTATTACTGCAAACTCACAACCCCGCGCACTTTTCCGATGATGCGTATGTCATCGGTATCGAACGGCACTTCATACGTCTCATAATGCGGATTGTCCGATATTACAACCAGTTTCCCCGGTTTACGGCTCAAGCGTTTTACAAAACCGGAGCCATCCATCTGGATAGCATAGACACCTTCTCCGTCCCAGCCTAAAGAATCGCAAATAATCATATCGCCGCGGAAATAGGTCGGCTCCATACTGTCGCCATCAACATATAAGGCAGCAAGTTTCTCTCCGAAGCGCCGTAACTGACGCGGAACGGCAATATAAGCGACTGGTGTATCATTGTCCGGCAGGAATGCTCCGAAACCGGCTGATAATTTTTGATCCAGTAGCGGAATAACAAAGCCGCCGTCCGGTACGCTGGTTTCCGTGCCGTATTTAATTAACTTGCCTTCAATCTCTTGCGGTCTGCTGCGGTCTAAGGGTTGACTGATCTGCAACTGCTCTCTGACTTGCTCTTGCGCTCGCTCCATTGCCCGTTCAATTTGTTCTGCTGCTCCGATGGTTGGAATCTTGTATTGAAACCCTAATTTTTCTAGCGCAATTAGCACGTTTACCTTTGGATTTGAGCGTCCTAGTTCATAGTTAGCCCAAGTACGTTGAGGAATATCAAGTAATTCGCCCATTTTTGCTTGGCTTATATTCAGTTTTTTTCTAAACTCAAGTAGTTTTTGTGATAAATCTTCCAAAAAAGCCTCTTTTAAGCATATTTATGCTTGACATTAAGCCATATTGGGCTTATTATAAAAATATCGGCTAGAACTAAAGCAATCTCAAGCCGGTAAAAAAAGAAAAGCGAAAAACACAGACCTCTTTCGCTTTTCTTAGCAATACAAGCCTGTAAAGACAGGCAAAGGATAACTTTATGATAGAACAAAAAAAGAAAATCCACAAGCCCAAAAACCGCACCATCGGGCACATGTACGGTGGCTGGATTAAGTACCAGCTCTCCCTTATCAACGTTTCTTATACCGACATTGCAGAAGAATTGGACGTCCGTGACAGTTCGGTCGCCGCGGTTATCCACGGCCGACGTACTTCCGCCCGCATCCAGCAAAAGACCGCCGATAAACTCGGCCTTGCAAACTGGCAAGCAGTGCTTGACGCTGCAAAACGGGCAACAAAGGAGAATGTCGTGTAATCGGCACAATGCCGGATAGTAGGAAGGGAGGTAACAAGATGAACGATGAAATGATGCGTCTTTTTTTTAGACTTGAATACGCGGTGCGGACCATGCGGCGTCGGCAAAAGACCGCTAAAAAACACGGCAAAGAATGGCAGCTGCTCCTCGCAGATGAAGAAGCGATGGTCGATGATCTTTTACTCCGGCTTGAAGCGGCGCATGAAAGACCACCGCAAGAAGCAGGGGGCTGCGTATGAGCGGAAGTACGGGAATACGCCCGCTTGATAAGGCGTTAAGCGGACTGGAACAAACCATTAATGAATGGGAACTGGAAGCAGAAAAGCCGGTGTATATCAGCTTAAAGGAGCCCTCTCTTAACGACCTGTATAAGGAGAAAGGAGAGGTATACAAAATTTTACGGTGCTGGCGGAGCGGTGCATCCGCACTCGGCAAAAAACAAGACGTCGAGGAATGCGACCGGGTCATCGCATTCTTTGAACGTATCTGCGGCAAATAAAAGGGGGAAAGAAATGGATAAACAATTTATGACCGACTCGCAAGGACGCGAGGTGCCGGTCTCGATGGTAAAGGACATCGACATCTTACGCGATCAAACCGTCAAAGCAATTATGACAAAGACTTTTGCGATGCGGGACGCGCTCGTGTCTTTTAAGCAGGGTATCTGGAGCGACATTCAAGAGTTCTTGAGCCTTTCGAGTGAGCAGCACGGAATCAGCTGGGGCGGTAAAAAAGGGAATATTACCCTCACCACCTATAACGGACAGTACATGCTGAAAATTGCCGTAAACGACAATCTGCAATTTAACGAAAAGCTGCAAATTGCCAAGCAGTTGATAGACGAATGCATTAAGGAGTGGGCAACCGGCGCGCGCCCTGAATTGAGGGCGCTCATTGATAACGCCTTTGCGGTAGACAAGCAGGGGAATATCAGCACGGCACGTGTCCTCGGATTACGCAGACTTGATATCAGCGATCCGAAATGGCTGAAAGCGATGCAAGCAATTACGGACAGTGTGCAGGTGGTTTCCAGCAAAACCTATATGCGCTTTTACGAGCGGCAGAAAGACGGCAGCTATAAGCAAATACCGCTTGATGTTGCTGCCTTGTAAAGGAAGGAGGGAATGATGAGCGGATGGCAATACCGGTTTGGTATCAGGTTAAAAGAATTGGGTGAAATGTTCGGCTGGGCGTGGCTTGTCCGGTTAGGGCTTCATATCAAAGATGAGGCGCTCAGATGAAAAAGCTGAATGCACAGGAGCGGGTGTTTGAGATTGTGCGGCTGTTGGTAGAAAACCACATTGAAGGGCTGACCAATAAAGAGCTTGCGCAAAAGCTCGGCACCAGTGAAGTAAATATCTGCCGCGACTTAGCACTGTTTGAACAATACCGATGGGTAACACGTGGGACAAAGAACGTCTGGCGCCTTTCTGCGGAGTTCGGCGGTATTTCGGGACAGATTGTAAAGTCGTATCAAAAAGCGCGGCTCGTACTTACCAAAGAAGAGGCAGAGTACTTAGCAGCGGTACAGTAAGGAGGAGATGAGGGTATGGATGCAACGGTCTTTGTAGAAAATTTAACGGAAGAACAACAGGAAGCGTTAAAAAAAGAGCGGAGAGGCAGAAAGCCGAAAGAAGCAATCAGCGAAGATGCGCAGGCAATGGATTTGGTTGCTGCGAAAGCCAAAGAGGCTGAACTTTCTACTGCCGAAGTTGATAAGGCGTATTTGCCCGAAGGGGAAACATATAACCTACATATTACGATGGAACGGGCACGGTTTTACCAAGCGCAGGCGGCAAACTCGCTGATAGAACTGGGGAAGCAGCTTATTTTATTGAAACACCACGAACCGCATGGGCAATTTGTAGCTGCGGTCGAAGAATTAGGGATGGCTGAACGGTCAGCACAATATGCGATGCTTGCTGCTCAAAAGTTTTCAAACCCGCAAACGTTTGCGGGTTTGGCTAGGTCAAAGCAGATGGCTCTCACCGTCCTTGATGACGATAGCATAAAGGCTCTTGAGGATGGCGGTTTAATTGAGGGAGTCGGTACCCTCGATGATATAGAGCGGATGACAGTCAGAGAACTCAAAGCCGCTCTGCGAGAAGAAAAGAAAAAGCGCAAAGAAGAGCGGGAAGCGCAGGAAGCGGCAATCAGTCAAAAAGAGAAAAAGCTCAACGAGCTTGAAATGGAGCTGCGCTACCGCGAGCCGCCGACTAAGGAAGAGCTTGCGCAAGCTGCGCTCGATGAACTTAAAAAGAAGTTTTTCCTGCGAGTCGGAGAGGCGAGTCATGCGCTGCATAACCTGATGCTTACCCTCATACAGGCGCAAGGAATTCCTGATGTCAATATTACCCAACTGCAAGGTTTTATCACCCTTGAGCCGGAAGGCTTGTTGTCTTCCATTTTTGATTACAGCGATACGCTCGATGAGATGATTGAAAACATCTGTCCCGCTCGAGCTGAGACAAACGCCGAGGCGGAAGAGATGCAGTATGCGGAGCCGGTAGAGGATTAAGGGTATGTATCAGGCGTACGTTAAAAAGATGGAAGGGGCAAAAAGCGCGGCGGAGCGCAAGGCGGTCATTGCGGAATTATGCCGGATGTTTGCGTTTTCACAAGCGAAAGCCTACAAGGTACTCAAGGAAGCAGGATGGCAGTCCGGCAGGAAGGAGCGCAAAGATGCAGGCTCTTCCGACATCGCACAAGAAGAACTCAAGCTGATCGCTTCGGTACTGCGCAACAGCGTACGCAAAAACGGCAAGGCGACCATGGGCGTTCCGCTTGCCCGCTCTATTTTACAGGCAAACGGTATCACCATTCCGATTGCCGATAGCCGCTTGCGGGAGCTTTTAGCGGAGAACAGTCTCTCCCTTGCAGACGCGAACGTTCCCCGCCCGCACCGCACCATGCGGACGCTTTATCCCAATCAAGTACACCAGGCCGACCCGTCGGTCTGTCTTATCTGGTTCGCTCCGAACGGGGAGCAAAAGCTCTACGATGCTGACGAGGTGTACAAAAATAAGAACCCGCGGGAAGGTAAGTTGAAGTGCTGGCGGTATGTACTTACCGATCACACCTCCGGCTCCATCTGTGTACGGTATTACGCAGCGATGGGAGAGTCGGCAGTTAATATGTACGACTTTTTACTGTATGCGTGGGGGCAAAAGCAAAACCCGCTTTACGTGTTTCACGGACTGCCGGAACTTTTAATCTGGGACTGCGGTACGGGCAACACGGCGCGGGCGGTAACGGCAGCGCTTACCGCGCTTAAAGTAGAAACAAAGCCGCACCTTCCGGGAAATCCGCGGGCAAAGGGACAAGTAGAAGTCAGCAACAATATCGTTGAAACACAGTTTGAAAGCCGCTTAAAGCTGGAGCCGGTCCATAGCATTGCCGCACTCAATGAAGCTGCGGAGCGGTGGTGCGCTGCGTATAACGCAAACCTTATCGAAGGGCAAGACACGCGCATTACGCGGCACGGTAAGAAAATCGGCAGCAGGACGGAACTGTGGCAGCGCATCTTACCGGAGCAACTTCGGGAGCTGCCCGATCCGGTTGTCTGCCGTCAGATTTTTACCGCCGGTATTCAAAGCCGCCGCGTTGCAGGCGACCTTTCGGTAAGTATTGTGCATCCGCACGTAAAAGAATCGCTTCGCTATAGTCTGCAAGGACTGCTCGGCGTTACCGTTGGGCAGACGGTCAATGTACAGCCGGTGCTTGTTTCTGCAACGCCGACAGTGCGCGTGAGCTTTCAGTATAACGGCGAACTCGTTGCGTATGAAGTTGAGCCGATTGCATATGACGAAAACGGTTTTGACATAACCGCTCCCGTACCCGGGGTCAACTACAAAGCAGCCGGCTTTACCGATCGGGAAAAAACAAGCAAGGAACTTACCGCACTTGCGAAAGGCTCAAAGGAGCGCCCGTTCACGGAAGTTACCGGCGGCAAAGGCTTGACCGCTCATTCGCATATCGATGCACAGAGCCTTTTTATCCGCTCACAAACGGGAACGCAAATCACCGTCGATTCCGTGCAGATGCACGATATTTTGATCAGCGGCGCAGAAGCGGCAAAGCGGATAAAAGCGCGACTCGGCTATGTGCCGGACGGTTTCCTTGAGCGGATGAAAGCGGAGTATGAAAACACTGTACCGTCGCAAGCCATTGATGAACTTGCGGCAGAGTATGCGCACGGAGAGGAACTTGCGCAACTCGGATAACTTTTTTTAGGAGGATGAGGAATGAGAAATAAAATAATTGACCTACACAATGCATTATTTGCAGAACTTGAAGCGTTACAAGATGAAGATAGCTTCAAAGATGAAAATGGGAATATCGACAATGCGAAAGTTGAGATTGCTATTAAACGCGCTGATGCAGTAAACAGCATTGCAGGGCGAATTACGGAATTAACACGGCTTCAACTTGATGCGGTTCGCGTTGCTGACAATATGGGAATGTCGATACAGTTGCCGGAGACTCTTGGGGCAAAAGAAATCGACTGGAGAAAAAAATAGGCAAAGGTGTGGTATGGGTACGGTTAAGTGGACGAAAGAAATAGATCACTGGATTAAAGAGCGCTGCCCCATCCGTGAACATGGATACACTCAGATTCAGCACATAGTCGATGATCTTAATGCAACGTTTCACACGGACTTTGGCATAAATGCATTCAAGACGAACTGTTACAGTAAAGGCTTTAAGATTGGGGCGTGCAATAGTGCAAACTATCATCGAGGTGAAACACACCATCGACACAACCCGATCGGCAGCTTACAAGTAAAAAAAGGCTATGTGCAGATAAAGATCGCAGAACCGAATCAATGGATGCAGTATCAGCGGTATGTGTGGGAACAACACCATCCGGGTGAGAGTGCAAAAGGAATGGTAGTTATTTTTATGGACGGCAATAGTCGTAACTTTGAGCCTTCAAATCTTGAGCTCATTTCACGAGGCGAATTAACCGTTATGGCTCCCATGGGTCATACGGCCGCAATGTCGCGCGAAGAGCGGGAAATCTGTTTACTCAGGGCGCGAGTTGCCATAGCAAAGGTAAATCTTGCAGGGAGTGAGAAAGCTTACGCACTCTCCAATAAAGCAAACTACGAACGGAAAAAAAACGATCCTGCTGAAAAAGCAAAAAGAGCTGCCTACGCAAAACAACGGTTTGCAAAGATTAAGGCTGATCCGGCGAAATACGAAGCGTATCTTTGTAAGCAACGGGAATACAGGGCAAAGAACAGCGACCGATTGAAGGCGCAAGCACGTGAATATTGGCGAATACGGCGGCAAACAAAAAGGAGGACGGTATGACACAATATGATGATTTTTTAGATTACCTGTATGAATGCGAACTATCTGAAAATACGATTAGCTCGTATCGGTATTCACTGAAAGAGTTTTTTTCAAAATTTACTGAATTCAATAAAACAAATGCGATTAAATATAAGCAATGGCTTATAGGATGTAGAAAATCAAAAACAATCGCATTACGGATTACTGCCTTAAATAAATATGCGGATTTTATAGGACGACCGCAAGAAAAAATAAAAAGAATAAAGATACAAAAACAATTGTACGTTGAGAATGTTCCCAATGATGAAGAATACGGACGAGTATGTGAATATGCACGACAACATAATCAGAAGGCATATTGGCTTGTTCGATTTCTTGCCGGTACGGGAATGCGCATATCGGAATTAACAAAATTAAAAGGAATTTGCCTGATTGAAGGTTGTGCACGGATGCACTCTAAAGGGAAACAACGCTTAATATTAATTCCCAAAAACCTGATAGAAGATTCAAAAGAGTTTTTCAACGGGAAAGCTGCAGACGATCCTTTGTTTCTTTCTCGACAGGGGAAACCGCTGACAACAAGAGCGGCTGCTATGCAGCTGAAGTCTATTGGGTGCAAAGCAGGGGTCAGAAAAGAGGTCATGCATCCTCATGCGTTTCGTCATTATTTTGCTATAAAAATGCTCAAAGCAACCGGCAATGATATTTCCCTTGTCAGCTCTTATCTTGGACATTCGAATATTGCAACCACAGCGATTTATACCATGCGGACAAAAGACGAGCAGGTAAATCTTTTAAATGCACAAATGAGTTGGTAAAAAAATGAGCATAGCAAAATCGGAACAGACGCTTACGAAAAAAGTTTGGAACATGACAGGCGTTCTTGCAGCGGCCGGCGTCGGATTTACGGATTATATTATTCAGCTGACATATCTCTTATTTCTAAAAATGGATTTTGAGAAAGAAGCTTACGGTTTAGGCAGCGCACTTCCTGACGGAAGCAAATGGAAAGACCTTGTTCAACTGGACGGACGCGATCAACTTGAAAAATATGAAAAGATTCTTGAAATTTTACAGGCATCTGATGGACTTGTCGGCGTAATTTTTACGGAAGCGCAAAATAAGATTAAAACACCGGCTCTTCTAAAAAAACTGATCGGAATGATTGATGAAGAAAACTGGTTCAGTATGGACGGAGATCTAAAAGGCGCAATTTATGAAAG